GCTTCACAGACACCCCCTGTTTTTTTTGGGGTTTTTCCAGGGTAGGACCTGGCAGGATGGGAACATATGAGAAGTAAAGCAGCACACGAAGAAGCATTTACGCGGCTAGAAGGCTTAGAAATGCTTAGACCCTGGAACCCAGCGGAACGAATAGCCCTAGTCCAGCTTCGGGAACACGTTAGAGACTGGATAGAAGCCAAAGACATTCTGGACAGGGACGGTTTGATTTGCGAAGGGTCCCAGGGTCAACCGGTCCCGCATCCTGCACAAGCTATGAAGGTTACAGCTGCGGACAGAATCTCTAGGTGGTTCCGCCAGCTGGGACTTTTGGACGAAGCTACAGAAGAGCTCGACAGCTTGGACAGTGAAAAGAAAAAGCTTCTTGGATTGTGAAGCTCCAACAAATCTAGCTGGCTACGACCCGACCACAGACGCTAAGGGTTTTGTCTTCGATCAAGAGAGAGCTACGAAGGCTGTAAAATTCTTTTCCCAGTTTTTAAAGCACCAGAAGGGTTTTAAGGCTGGGGAAGCTTTCGAGCTTTTACCCTGGCAGACAGACCTTTTGGCTACGATTTTTGGATGGGTAGACGAAAAGGGTCTTCGTCGTTATCGACGGGTCTGGTTAGAGATACCAAGAAAAAACGGTAAATCTACCCTTAGCTCTGGTCTTGGTTTGTATCTGCTTTTCGGGGACGGGGAACAATCCGCCGAAGTCGTTAGCGCAGCTGGCGACAGAGAACAAGCTGGTATCGTTTTTGACGTAGCTAAAGGAATGGTCCAGGGGGACCAAATGCTTTCCAAGCTTGCCAAGGTGCTTAGACGGGAAATCCGCTACGAGCGGACTGGTTCAGTTTTCCGGGTCATTTCTTCGGACGCTGGTACTAAGCATGGCATGAACCTAAGCGGACTTATAGCGGACGAAGTACACGTTTGGCCAAACCGGGATTTATTCGACACTCTCCATACGTCTATGGGGGCCAGGTCGCAGCCACTGTCCATTTGTATTACGACAGCTGGACACAGCAGAACGTCTATAGCTTGGGAACAACACGACTACGCTTTAAAAGTCCGGGATGGGACAATTAAAGACCAACGGTTTTTACCTGTGGTTTACGCAGCTCCAGAAGGTTCGGACTGGACAAAACCCGAAACATGGGAAGCAGCTAACCCAAGCTTGGGCGTTTCGATATCCAAAGATTACTTAGAGCAGGAGTGCCAAAGAGCTAAAGAAGTCCCTGGGTATGTAAATACGTTTTTACGACTTCACCTAAACGTATGGACCGAACAAGAGACCCGGTGGCTTCCTATGGACAAGTGGGACGAATCCGGGGAAACCCAGATAGAAGCCGAAAAGCTCCGTGGGCGAGAATGCTGGTTAGCTCTCGACCTTGGTTCTACCCAAGACACTACAGCTCTAGTAGCTGTATTCCCAGAACCAGACGGAAGCGTAAAGGTCTTGCCTTGGTTCTTCCTTCCCAAAGAAAACATAGAAAACAGGGAAAGACGGGACCGTTTACCCTATAGGGCTTGGGCTCACGAAGGATACATACAGCTTACGCCAGGAGTGGTTACAGACTATGCGTTTGTAGAAGCGAAGATTCTGGAGCTGGTGGAAATGTTCCAGGTAAGGGAAGTAACGCTGGACAGGTGGAACGCTACAGATATTTCTAACCGTCTAGCTCAGCAGGGCGCGCCCATAACTTGGATGGGACAGGGCTACAGGTCTTTGTCTGGACCGTCTAAAAGATTAGAAGAGCTGGTCCTGTCTGGTAAGCTTTTACATGGCGGGCATCCGATCCTTAGAGCCCAAGCTAGCCAGGTACGGGTAGAGTCCGACCCAGCTGGAAACATCAAGCCAACAAAGAAAGCTGCTGGGTCCCGTCAAAATTCCGAAAGAATAGATGGAATTGTGGCCTTAGTTATGGGCCTGGGTCGTCTGATGGATTCGACCGACATACCAGACGACGCAAACGAGGTCTATTCCGAACGGGGTATACGATGCCTATAACCGATTGGTTCCGAAGAACAAACGAACAAACCGAGCAGAGACACACCTTTAAACAGCCAGATAAATGGTCTTTTATGGGCAGTCCGTCCGTAGCTGGCTTGGACGTAACGGAACAAAGCGCGCTGGGTCTGTCGGCTGTTTACTCTTGCGTCCGTATCATTTCGGAAAGCTTGGCAGCTCTTCCCCTTGTTACCTACAGGAATACCAGGGATGGAAGACGTAGAGCTACAGACCTTCCCATTTACGACATACTCCACGATCAAGCAGACGAAAACCTGTCTGCTTTTATGCTTATCGAAACCATCGTTTCCCACGCCTGTACTTATGGAAACGGGTATGCCTACATTTCCCGTAACAGAGCTGGCCAGGTAACAGGTCTAACTCCTGTAGATCCAAGTACGGTCCAGGTCAAACTTACCGAGTCTGGACGGGTAGCTTACGAGGTCAATACTGGACAGTTCCAGGGGGCTTGGAGCTCCGAAGAAGTGCTACACGTTAGAGCTCTGGGACCTTTGGGCTTGGTCGGTTATTCGCCAGTTGGATTGGCTAAACAGACTATCGGTTTGGGCTTGGCTTCTGAAAGATACGGCGCGGCTTGGTTTGGCAACTCTGGTACTCCGTCTGGGATTCTTTCCGTACCAGGTAAAATGTCAGACGAAGCTTTCCAGAATCTTCGAAGGTCTTGGGAAAAGCTACATAGGGGGTCTGCCAACTCCGCCAGGGTAGCTCTTTTGGAAGCTGGGGTAGAATTTAAGCCTATCTCTGTTACTCCAGAAGACGCACAGTTTTTAGAGACCCGACGTTTCCAGGTAGCAGAAGTAGCTCGGATTTTCCGGGTTCCGCCATCCATGCTGGCTGATTTGGAAAACGCAGGTAGCTACGGGTCCATTGGAGAGCTTAACCGGGCTTTCGTGGTTCACACGTTAACCCCTTGGGCTAGACGTATCGAGTCGGAAATCCGTCTTAAGCTGTTGCCAAGCTCTGGGGAGATTTTTACAGAGTTCCAGTTTGACCACCTACTCCGGGGCGACTTAGAGAAACGCTTTGGAGCTTACCAGGTAGCTAGACAGGCTGGCTTCCTGTCTGTAAACGATATCCGTAAAATAGAGAATCTGGACCCTATCGGGGAAGTTGGAGACCGTTACCTATCTCCGTTGAATATGGAAGCTCTAGCTCCTGGCCAAGAACCAGCTAGCCAAACGGAAGCTATGAGCGAAGCTAGAGCTTTAGACGACGTTTCCGTTTCTGTACTTAGAGAAGAAGCTAGAGCTAAGAGCCGGGCCAGCTGGCTTACAGCTCTGGAAGGTATCGCAGAAGATGAGAAACGAGCTGTCTTGGCACAGCTCAACAAAGACGGTAGCCAGCTGGACAGCTGGGCGAAACGATGGTTCGACCAGGATTACCAACGCTTAGCTTTTAGAAAAGTGCTACCAGCTCTAGACGAGCTGGCGGAACAGGTAAGACTTTCCGTACAGAAGGAAATCGGTAAAGACCCAGGGTCCGAACCTTTAGGTGGCTTGGAAGATATCGCTAGACGATTTGCTACAAGGCGAGCTGCTAGGTCTAGGGCTTCCCTAACTGGCGCGGAAGATAAACGCGCAGCTGTGGATACTTGGGCCAACGACCATACTTCTGGAATTATCGAAGACGAACAACGAAGAGCCGAAGGGGCATTGGTACTTGAAGCTTTCAAACGTGCTGGGGTCCCTGGGGTTACTTGGCGTTCTGGAGACGGTGCTAGCTGGAGCTTGGAAGGAAAGACTGTTAAGCCTGGGGATTTGTTCGTTTCTAGGGGAGAAGTAGTAACTAACTCAGATGGACGAACCTACGAAGCCAGGACGGACATTAGACATACCCCCCTTCTAACTGGGGACGAGAGTTACCTAGTAGCTAAGTTATGAGTACAGACTTTCCAAGAGCTGGCGACGACGAAGCTATAAGGCTTTCGAATTCGAGATTCGAAGTTTTCCCCCATGCATTCGCCAGGGAGCTTAAAAGAAGCTTCCCAGATATCTGGTCGGCTGGTGGGAACATTCGCGGTAACGAAGCTTTCGAGCTTTGGAAACGTGCTAACCGTGGTGTAACTTCGCCAGCTGTCCTGGATTGGATCAAAGAAAGAGAAGCTTGGTCTGCGCGACATTTCGAAGATGGCGCGCAATTTAAGGACCGGGATATTAAACCTAACCTGTCCAATGTTGCCGGGGTAGTTGCCCAAATCAAATGGGGAACCGTAGGGACTCTTGGCCGGGCTCGAATGATTGAGGTAATTAACGAGCTGAAAGAAAAACAGGAAGAACGGGTAGCTCTTGAATCTATCCAAGCTGGCGACCTGGTTACTTGGCGTACTCGAAAAGGGATTTACCAGGGAGTCGTAGACCAGCTGGTTACAGAAGGTACGGCTAGCTTTGGGGAAGAAAAGCTGGAAGTAGAAGAAGTCGGGCCAGTAGCTTTGGTAGAAATACTTATACCAAACGAAGACGAGCTAGAAGAAACCGGGCGAGTGGTAGGGGTTCCTATTTCCCAGCTTACGGTTACTGGAGAGCTTGAAGCTAGACAGCTTTCTGGAAGAGTTCTAACAGCTTTAGAAAACAAGCTGGAAGAACACAACGAAGAACACGGGGACGATTCCAGGAAGAGAGCTACGCTTTCCATGCTGGAAGAAGTCTTTAAACGTGGCGTAGGTGCTTATAAGGGGAATCCGTCTAGCGTTAGGCCGAATATACCTAACGCGGAAGCTTGGGCTTTTGCCAGGGTAAACGCTTTCTTGTATGCCCTAGCTAACCTTAAATTTCGTCGGTCCAAGTTCGATACCGACCTTTTACCTAAAGATCACCCACTAAGCACGAAGGGCGAAGACATGGAAGAAAATAGAGCTAGAGTAGGCGTGGACCAGTACACAACAGAAGCCGAAGCCAACAGGCGCGCAGACGCTTTAGGCTGTGAGGGTTCGCACGAAATGACCGTGGACGGGGACGTTATTTTTATGCCATGCAATACCCACAGTGAGTACGAGAGACTTACTGATGGAGCTAGCCAGCAGGAAGAACCAGGGCTTCACGGTTACGGAAATCGAACACAAGACCCTAAAAACTTCGAGCGTAGAGCTATTCAAGATTTGGATATCCAGGGAGAAGGCGAGCTTCCTAAAATCGTTGGTTACGCTGCGGTCTTCGATTCGGAATCTAGAGACCTTGGAAACTTTACGGAAGTTATCAAGCCTGGAGCTTTTAACAGAGCTCTGGACGAAAACCAGGACGTAAGAGCTTTCGTAGACCATGACGCTTCTAAGATTCTTGGCCGTACGAAAGCTGGGACTTTGGAGCTTACCCAAGACGGGGTAGGTCTTCGGGTCGAGATTACCCCCCCAGATACGACCGTTGGAAGAGATACCGTAGAGTCTGTTAGACGAGGGGATTTGGACTCTATGTCTTTTGGCTTCGTAGTTCGAGAAGACGACTGGTCCGAAGTCGAAGGAAGAGCTGTAAGAGAAATCCGAGACCTGGACTTACACGAAGTCTCCCTGGTAAGTTTTCCGGCTTACGAAGAGACGAGCGTAGCTGTGCGGCGTTTGGACAGACAGCTTAACCGTAGAGACGGTGGAGCTCCCTTAGACCTTCTTCGTCTTCGGGTTCGTATCAACGAAAACAGATAACCGAACAACACTCCATCCGGCCCAAGGGTTTGGGGAAACTCTCCCTTGGGTTTTGTTGGAAAGAGTGCGTCTGCTGACGCGGTGGCCAGCTGGTCCAGCTCTTCCCGCTACAGGTGTTCCAGGCTTTCGACCTGGTGCGCGCTGCTTTTTTTTGTATTACACCCAAACCCATAAGGGGAAAAAATCATGCGTAAAGTTCACGACATGAAAGAAAAACGGGCCGCGCTCATTAACGAACAGCGGTCGATCCTGGACGCGGCGGAAGCTGACGGACAATCTAACCTTACAGCAGAAGCTACCGAAAAATTCGAAAAGATCGAAACCGAGCTTCGAAGCCTGGAGGATTCAATTAGTCGAGAAGAGCGAACCGCCAAGCGGGAAGCAGAGCTGGCTAACGTTACTATCGATGCTGACGTAGAAGCCCGCGAAGTTACCGTGGATTCTGTCGAGTATCGGGACGCTTGGCATAAAAACTTGCGTGGCGAACGGTTGAACGAAGCCGAAGTTCGAGCTTTGAATATTGGTACTGGTACTGCTGGTGGTAACCTTGCTACTACCCAAGTCGCGGCTGCTATCTCCCAGCTTCGGGAAGAGCAAAACTTTATGCGACAAATCGGGACCGTTATTAGCGTTGACCAGAAAACGGCTTTCGCTACTGAAACCGATATTGGCACAGCTGCATATGGCGCGGAAGGTGCTTCTATCAATGACTCAGACCATGCATTTGGCCAAGTTACTTTTAACCCCGTCCGTCTTGGTCGGATTATGAAAGTTTCCGAAGAGCTCCTGGGTTACGCTGGTTCTCCGTTTAGCCCACAAGTTTTGGAAAACTACATTTCCAACAGCTTCGGGCGTAGCTTCGCAGAAGCTGAGCTGGCAGCTTTCCTTACTGGTAATAACTCAAATGCTCCACGGGGCATTTTTGACAATGCGACCGAGTCCATCACTGCAGCAGCTACCAACGCTGTTACGTCTGACGAGTTGATCGACCTTTATTATTCTGTTGCTGTCCAATACCGTACGGCTCCTTCTGCTAACTGGATTATTTCCACCGAAGCAGCCCAGGCTATCCGTAAGCTGAAGCACAGCAGCGGTACTAACTCTTATCTTTGGACCCCTGGTCTTGGTGGCTCTCCAGATACTCTTCTGGGCCATCCTGTCTACGAGTCCGCTAAAGTTGACGATATGGCTGCTACCAAGAAGCCTATTCTCTTTGGCGATACCAGCTATTACCAGATTGTGGACTTCGGCGGTTTCGAGTTTACCCGTCTGGACGAGCTCTTCGCAGCTACCGGCCAAGTCGGTGTTCGGGGTATTGCGTTTAACGACGGCGAGCTGTTGAATACTGCAGCTTGTAAGGTAATTAAACTGGCAGCTTCGTAAAAGCTTCTAGCTTTTGGACTTCTCTTGGGGGGGGGCTTTTGCCCCCCCCTTTGTTAGTTCCGAACAAGTCTTATGGAGAAACTTAATGGCTTTAGAGCTAGACCCACACCGCTACGGTTTACAACAAACTACGGCTCCAGGAGCTGTAGCTGTCCCGACTTCGGACGCTAAAGCTTGGCTTCGGGTTACCAATTCCGACGACGATACTGTTATCGCAGCTCTGGTAGCCAGGGCGACCCAGTATGTAGAAAATGAGACCCGGAGACAGCTGGTTAACGCATCGTGGACGATGAAGCTGGACAGCTTCCCGCATGGGTCTTTTATCCATTTCCCGGTGGCTCCCCTGCAGTCCGTAACCAGTATTTCTTACTTGGACGGGGACGGAGCTAGCCAAACCTTACCGACTAGCGTTTATGCGGTAGATACGACTACAGATCCAGGGAGAATCTTTCTCAAGTCCGGCCAAGAGTGGCCAAGTACCCTAGACCAAGCTAACGCTGTTTCTGTGGTGGCTGTAGCTGGTTACGGGTCTTCTGGGTCTGATGTGGCCCCAGGTCTTCTACAAGCTGTGCTAATGCTTACAGCTCATTTCTACGAACACCGGGAAGCTGTAGACCCCAGGGGGGGACAGTTTGGAGAAGTCCCGCTAGGGGTCCATAATCTGATCCAACAGTTTTACCTAGCTAGGGCGTACTAATGCGGATCGGGCGGTTACGGCATAGGGTCCAAGTACAAAACCCAAGCATGGCTACTAACGGCTTTGGGGAAAGAACGGCCAGCTATACCACAGCGGAAACCGTTTGGGCAGCTATTGAACCCTTCCAAGGTACAGAGCTCCAGGACGCGAACCAGACCAAGGGGCGTATAACCCACAAAATCTTGGTCCGCTACAGCTCCAACATTACCACTACGTCCAGACTGGTATACGAGTCTAGAAACTTCGAAATAATCGAAATCCTTAACCGACTGGAGCTAGACCAAGCTCTAGAGATTAGAGCTAGGGAGATGGTCTAATGGCTGGTAAATCCTTGTCTGCTTTGGCTTCTAGACCTACGGCCCCAGGGCTTGGCGGTACTGCTGCGCTCAACATTGGACTAAGTACAGACCTGGTAGGCGGTGCAAATCTCGAAAAAGCTTTTAAGCTCTTGGAAGGTAGGGCGATAGAAGGCGCAGTAAGGATGACATACCGAAGAGAGCTTGGGGAAATGAGAAGCACAGCCCAAAGCTTTGTATCTGTTGACAAAGGCCATACACGGGAACAAATCCAGTTTTCGATTAAGGGAAATTTGGAAAAAGGCTTTATGGGTAGGGTCGGTGTTGGACTTCGTGGAAGAAGTACAGGCCCCAAATCCCGTAGAAACTTGGCGGCTATTATTGAGTTTGGACGCAGAAGCTTTACAGCCATCATCCAAAACCCTACTTCTGGCTTGTATAAGGTAGAAATCCCAGCTGTACCAGGACAGCTTTTCCTAACTAGGACAGCTCAAAGACATTTACCAAGGTTCGAAAAGAGTCTTCGTATAAAGTTTGTGGAAGAGATTATGCGCAAGCTTAGAAGTGCGGAGAGAAAAGCTAGAACCAAATCTAGACGGCGGGCGGCATGAGTACGTTAAGTCCAGCAGAAAGAGCCCTGGTTAGAATGCTTACCGTAGATGCCCAGGTATCAGCGGTGGTAGGTACTAGAGTCTCCCCGTTGGTTTTGGACCAAGAGCTACAGCTACCAGCTATAACTTACGAGCTGTCCAGCTCTAGGCCGATGTCTACCCTTAGCGGGGCTAGTAACATTATTTCTCTAGACTTCGATTTGTTCGCTATGGCCGAAACTTTTAGCGCAGCTTCGGACCTGGGGGAAGAAATCCGAAAATGTCTAAGCGGACGGAGAGAGACGGTTTCTGTCCCGCTAGACGGGGGCGGTACAACAAATGTTACGGTCTTGGGATGTACCCATACCAATGGCCGAACAAGTTATAGCTCCCCAGTGGACGGGGGCAGAACCGGCGTATACATGCGCATGCTTTCTTTTTTGATGACCTACAGAGCTAACACGGTGGATAACTAATATGGCTGCATTTCTTGGACAAGGTGCTTCTTTAACTTGGAACAGCGGAGCGGTTGGGCAGATCCTTAGTATGGACGGTCCAAACGTCGAGCGGGCCATGATTGATACCACCAACCTTTCCACGACTCAAACCGTAGACAGTAATACGGTTCGTTACCGTACTTTTGCAGCTGGTTACGCGGACGGTGGCGAGTTCTCTATGGAGCTCCAATTCGACCACGACGACAGCGGTCAGGGGGCTATGTGGGACGACTTCGAAAGCGGTACGAGTCGGTCGGTTACTGTGTCTTTCTCAGACGGAGATAACTACACGTTTACCGGGTTTATTCGTTCTATGAGCTTCTCCCAAGCTATCGACGAAGTTAACCGAGCTAACGTTACTATCAAGATCACCGGCGGCGTGGACCATACTTCTGGCTAAATCTAAAAAAGCGAGGGAACAATGTTAACCAGATTAGATATTTTAGGGTCTGACGACCTGGCGTTTGATACTGTCCAGGTCCCAGAGTGGAACGGCGAAGTCCGGGTTCGAATGCTTACAGCTGGACAGCGTGATAAGTTCGAAAGCGAAGTAGCTGGGCTTGGTGGTAAGTCTAAAAATATGACTAACCTACGGGCTCGCTTGGTGGTTTTGACAGCTTGCGACCAGGACGGGGAACAGCTTTTTAAGCATAGTGATATCGAAGCTCTTTCTAAAAAGTCTGCTGCAGCTGTAGACAAGGTGTTTAGCGTTTCCGCCAAGCTCAACGGGTTTACCAGCTCAGATATCGAAGAGCTAGAGGGGGAATAAAGGCCCGACCCACTAGCCGGTTTATGTTCCGGCTAGCTCTTGCGCTGGGGATGACCGTAGGGCAGATAAGACGCGAGATGTCCAGTCTGGAGCTATCAGCCTGGGTAGCTTACGACCGGCTTTCTCCAATCGGTCCAGAACGCCAGGACATTAACCAGGCCATAGGTACGGCCGTCTTAGCCAATGCCCATAGGGGTAAGGGTTCTAGACAATATAAGCCCCAAGACTTTTTACCATTTATTGAGGATTCCAATAAAGCTACCACTGCCGAAGAAATGAAGAGACGGTTCCATATGATGGTCCGCCCAAAATAAAGGGTCTTGGCTTTGGCGACAGTAAAAGCTCTACATATTGCTATCGGTGCTAATACTTCTGGCTTTTCTCGCGGGATGAAGAAAGCCAGACGGGAGCTCCGTACTTTTATGCGGTCTGCAGCTCCCATAGGTAGAGCTGTTAAAAGCGGTTTCCTAGCTGCTGGAGCTGGAGTAGCTGCTGTAGTTGGCGGGGTAGCTCTGGCTGTTAGAAGCTTCGCCCAGTTTGAATCTGCCATGTTGAGGGTAAAAGCTGTTACTGGGGCTACTGGTTCCGATTTTAAAGCTATGTCTGACCAGGCTAAACAGCTTGGAGCTACTACAGCTTTTACGGCCCAGGAAGCCGCCCAGGGTATGGGGTTCTTGGGACAGGCTGGCTTTTCTGCTAACGAAATTATGGAAGCTATGCCAAGTGTTCTGGACCTGGCAGCAGCTGGACAGCTAGAGCTTGCGGACGCTGCAGACATTACAGCTTCTGTACTTCGCGGCTTCGGTAAGAGTGCTGCGGAAGCTGGTAACGTCGCAGACATTCTGGCCAAAGCAGCTTCGAGCTCTAACACTTCTGTACAGGAAATGGGCGAGGGGTTTAAGTTTGTTGGTCCCGTAGCTTCTGCTATGGGGGTTTCCATCGAAGAAACAGCAGCTCTCCTGGGGGTTCTGGCGGATGCTGGACTTAAAGGGTCTTTGGGTGGTACTGGACTTAGACAGGCTCTGGTAAAGCTTGGTCCTGAAATCATTAAGTCTGGAGGGGACGTAACAGCTACTCTTAAAAAGCTGGACTCTGAAGGTATCCGCGCAGTAACTGGGGCTATGAAAGACCTTGGAGCTAGAGCTGGTACTGCTGCTATCGCGTTGGCGAACAATACCGAGAGAGCAGAAGAGCTTACGGAAGCTATGCGTAACGCGGACGGTACTACTAAGGATATGGCCGATACCCTTATGAGCGGGGTAACTGGCTCAGCTCTAGAGCTTAAGTCTGCTTTTGACGCAGTGGTACAAGGAATTGGGGAAGCTTTCGGGCCAGCTTCTATAGGCTTTATGGATAGCCTGGCGGAAGCTCTCGGAGTTCTTCTGGATCAAGTTAAAAAGCTTGGCGAGCGTTTCGGGTCTACTGAGCTGTCCGGTTCTAAGGCTTTCGAAATGCTCCTAGACGGACTAGAAGAGTTGGCCGTTGGTGCTATGTTCGTTGGCGATACTTTCCGCGCAGTCTTCTTAGGTCTAAGGGTAGCTATCGGCGGACTGCTTACCGCTATCGTAGCTTTCCTTCGTGAGTTTTCTAACGTAGCTGGTATGGTCGTTGGACTGTTTAGCGATGAAGCAGCTAAAGATATCGAAGACGGGGTAGTTATGCTAACCCACCTGCGGGACGAGCTAGCTTCTGGGGTTATTTCTGATGCGGACGCTATCGGCGGTTTGTTTAACGAAACCGGGGTCCGTAAAACTTTTGACGATATGCGGGACGCATTGAAGACGACCCAAGAAGTAGCAGAAGAAGTAACAGAAGAAATTAAGACGGGTCTGGAAGAAGTAGCAGAAACTGTACAGGAGAAGGTAGTACCAACACTGGGCGAAATGTTCCCAGACTTGGCTAAGGTACGGGGTAACTTCCAAGCTACAGCAGAAGAAATACGGAAGACCCTTAGCGCAGCTGGCGTAGGTGAGGGAGTCATATCTGCGAGTATCGAAGAAGGTATAAAGCTTTCCGACCTTAGAGAAATCGAAAGCCGACTAGCAGAAATAGACCTGGCGGAAGCTCTCTTAGGTTCGGGCGGTTTGGCCGGTGCTATTGATCCAGAGCGGCTACGAAAGACGATTTTGGAGAGCTTGCCAGAAGCAGCAAAAGCAGACGAACCAGAAACCCCCAAGACTACAAACGAAGCTATAGCTACGGTTCTTGGTTCGGTAAAGGTAGATACACAGTCTGGTAAACGCGATTCTGATAACCTAGAGAAAATAGCAAAGAACACAGCTAAAACAGCTGCTTCTAATGAGGTTCCGTTCTCATGACATTACAAAGCGTAGAAGTATCCAGGACCCAAACTAGCACAACAGACAACCCGTCTGGTACTAGAGAGTTTTTGGTTTTTGATGATGACCCGTCTTCGGAAGCTGTAAGTCTCCAAAACGCTATTACGAAAACTGGTATAAAGCTTTTTAAACGCGATAGAATTCCTGTACTTGGTTCTCTTATACCGATGCAGGTTAATGTATCTACAGACCTAGAAGGCCATAACAAATTTAAAGTAGTTTGGCAGTATGGACTAGATAGGTTCGACGACCAAACAGACTCTTCCCCTGGGGAACCTGGGTTCATCGATTTTAGTATTACCCAGCGTCCCGTAGGGATTGATACCTACAGAGATAGAACAGCGGACAACAGCGGTACGGGAAACATTGACAACGACATAGCAGGGGAACCCGTGGACTCTGGGGGCGACCCTATTACATCGTTTGTTTACCAACAAGACCTATCTATAACTCAGAGATACGAAAGCTTTTCCGCGATCCCGGTAGGGGCTTCTTTGGCAACAGTAGGCAAAAGAAATACCACTAATTTTTTAGGGGCGGCTGCAGGCTTTCTTTTATACACCGGTATGAGTGTTTCTAGGGACGGGGTAAACAGCTATAACGCTACTTTTACTTTTACTTTCGATGAATTCGCCCACAGACGACAGATTCCAATGAAAGACCCAGACGGGGTAGTTATTACGGAAAATAAAGGGACAGAAGCTCTACCAGAATTTAAAGCGAAAACTGTACACCTTAAGCAACCCTTCCCTGTTACTGCTAACTTTAATCTTTTGGGGATTGTAAACCCAATATGAGAAACTACCCAACAATATCTAGGGGGCTTGGAAAGTTTACACCTGGCTTATTCGCCAGGCTTATGGCTATGCTTCGGGAGTACGAAAACACTGGTTTTAAAAGTGACACTGAGGCCAGGGGCGAAAACAAAAAGAAGCAAGTTATCATGGCTAAAATCGTCTCTAACGACGATACAATCGGTGGCGTAGACAACCGTTTCGAATACAAAGTAACAGAGCAAGAGCTAGGGGACTTTTCGTCTACAAGCCCAACCTACGACTTTAAAGACAAGGACGGGGGGTTCGTTGAGCTCTTAGCTTACAACGCAGTCGAAGCAGATAACCAACAGGGGGGGGAAGTTGGCCCCGGTGTAGACACTGGAGCAAGTGATTTTCCTACGGGTATGTCTTTACAGGCAGTAAGACTGGGGACGATTGTTTTATGCATCGTTAGCCGCGACGAAGACGGACAGGCCAAAGGGATTTTTTCTATAGCTAACGCTATCGACGGTTCTTGTACTTAGATGTTTAACAAAAAACGATTGTGCTGTTGTGATTCAGTAGACGACGTTGGACCTTTTTACGTCGAGTGTTTTCCGGTGATTCCCTACGATAGTTCTGAGCTTCCCCTTTCGGGTACATACAGCTTTTGGACAAGGATAGAACAGTTCGTAGCTGACCCCGATGAAAACGGAAGTATTGCAGACAGCCAGGTTTTGTTTTCGACTTTAAACGGAACAGCGAAAAACACAAACAAACCAGCGGGAAATTTTACTTTCGCGGACTTAAAGTCTGGGGGGACCGGAGGCCCTGTATGGACTCTAGTTACTTCTTGGTTTGGACAGGAAGCTGGAACAACAGGTCCTGGCGTGAGGATAACACGCGCGGGGTCAGACTTTAGCCGTTGTTTATCTTTGGGGCTTCGCGGCTGGTACATGGACAGTAGCAGCAGAGTTATTAGACAAAACGGCTTTGATGCTCTTAGTGAAAACCGTCTATTTCATAATTTCCCAATACCAAACCCAACATTCGGTCTAGATAAATTTTCTGTCGGATCGGACTTTTTGTTCCAGAGCGGTTTCGAAAACTTCTCTCAGCAGTTTGGAGACTTGACCTGGAAAACGAACCCGCAGCTTGTAGCCAACTATCCAGAAGAATTAAGGGGGGGTGGTGGTCCCTTTGGTTCTGGTACTCTTTTTGTAGATACTACTGCTCGCTTTCCTAGCACCGTAACTATTCCAGTTTCGGGTACTGCTAAATTTTTAGCGTTAGACCGGGCTAGCTTTCCTTTTACCATATTTGATATTGACGTAGACATAAGCGGAAATGTTGTTTTCGATAAAACGATTAGTGCCGCTGGTTTACTACGTTATCAATATAACCAGAGTGCCAGCAGCCAATCCTTCGGGGAGACTACAAAGGAGTACACGCCCGGAACAGGTAATACTTTTCCAATCCGACTAACGGTTACTAGGGTTAATCTTCCTTCTTTCGTGTTGCCTGGGAACTTCGGGGGTTTTGACGATTTTATTTTTTGTTTTACTAGCAACGACATTACCGACAATACTAACGCGAATAGATCAGCCTGCGGTAACTGCGACCAACAGAACGGGGGATTCGCATTAGATCCAGACTGCAGCCCTGGCTTTTTTCCTGGATCAACCCTTGAAGATTTTAACAGTGTAATACTTGGCAGTGCCAACTTCCCCCCGCTGTCGCAGCGTTCACTAATAGAACCCACCAGTCCGGCTAACATTATCGGAGGGGGTTCTCAACCTTTATTTGCCGGACTTCCAGATGTGGACGTTTTAGGAGCCCGGATTATTTGGGGACCAGCTACAAGCTCTGGAACTTATACGGTTAGCTTAAGTAGTGCTGCTGGGGGTAACAGCTGGGGCGCAAGCTTACCTACTTCTGTATGTTCGCCATTCGGGGGGCCACCTTCTGGACCGCAGCTTGTAGATTTTCATCATGGTACTTTTGACATACCATTCGAGCCGTTTCCCCCTGGTTCTACTGTTGATGTAACCAAGGCTGTAAATACAAGCCAGGCAATCTTGCTGGTCTAACCGAAGGATAAAAGTATGGCTTTAGTAGTTTGGACAGGTAATACAGACGGTGACTGGAACACCGTAACTAATTGGTCTACAGGTGCTTTACCTAATGCTGGCGACGATGTAATTTTTAACGCTACCAGCAGGGACGTTACGGTTTCGTCTAGCGTAGCTTCGACGAATTACAACAGTATTAGGGTTCTACCTGGCTTTACCGGGAAGCTGGGTGTAGCTGGTACAAAATTAGAAGTAGACGCAGCCAATCTAATTATCGCTACAGACCAGGCCCAAGTCCACCTAGACGGGGACTATACAACTGGCGTTATCACAGAAATTTTCCCTACCAGCTCTACGGTTACTGGTATTACCTTTGGTACATCCAGCAGCTTTACTACCCTTAGAATCGTAGGGGGACAAGGGACTGTAGAGTTTGCAGGAACCGTAACTACGGTTCAGATGCTCCAAGCTGGAAACGCTGTACTTTCTGTTCTTTCTACAGCTTCTGCTTTTGTAAACTTGGTTATGGATTCTGGCGAAGTTATTACATCGGAAAGCATTACAACAGCCGACGTTTCCGGGGGAAGCCTAGAGCTTTTAAACAGCGCAGGAGCTACGACAGTAAACCTTACGGACTCTGGGACTCTTCGCCATAACTCAACGGGGACTGTCGCGACCCTTAACGCTTTTGATACCGCAACCTTGGCTACTACTGCTGATAACAGTACGAGCTCTGGGGCTACCTTTACTAACACCAATCTTTACGACGGGACCATAGACGAGAGAAGCGGTAGTGCTACTACGACGTTTACAAACGGTATTAACGTTATTGGTAGTGGTCTCATTCGACCAGATGTAACAAGAATTCTTACGGTTACCTAATGGCTGGCGGAGACTGGACACCGGACGAGTTAGGTAGTTCCATTCTGTCTGCTTGGTTCAAAGCTGACAGCCTGTCTGGTGCTGATGGTTCTAGCGTTTCTAGCTGGACTGATTCTTCTGGTAATGGAAACAATGCTAGCCAAGCAACGTCCGCTAGGCAGCCCACCTTACAAACCAACGAGCTGGGCGGTCTTCCAGTTGTTCGTTTTGATGGGACGAATGATATCGTTAGCGATGGTGATATTTCAGCTTTAGACGTTGGTACTGGTGATATTTGGGTAGCTGCTTTATTTAAATGTACAGATCAAAGCAACGTAGACTTTATATTCGAAAAAGGTACTACCCAGTTCGCTGTTGTTGGGACCAAAGCAGGAAATTTACAACTACGTTTAGGGGGTACTTCTAACATTCCGTCCCAGTCGGACGGTAACTGGAGTCGTACAGAGTTTGTCTTAGCGACGGGTTCTAGGGTTTCTTCCACGTGTACGGGATTCGTAAACGGATCCCCCATGACCACGACAAATACCACCAACACGGGAAGTATTAGCAATTCTGACGTTTTTGATATTGGAGCTTCTGCTGTAGGTGGTAACCCAATGCAGGGAGACATAGCAGAAATTCTTGTAGGTGGTGCTACTCTATCTACGGAAAATAGGGAAAAGATAGAAGGTTACTTGGCTTGGAAGTATGGACTACAAGCGAATCTTCCTAGCTCCCATACTTACAGATTCCACAAACCAACAATCGACCCAATACGTTGGCAAGGTGGAGTAAACGGAAGCTTAAGTAATGCTCTTAACTGGAGTAGCGCAGCAGTACCAACAGCCAAGGATAAAGTTCTGTTTGATGCGGAGTACAGAAGCAATACTATTACCGGCTCTCTTACATGCGGTAGCGTTTTCGTAACACCTAACTTTTCTGGAACGATTGGAACAGCTGAAAGTCCCGCGACCTTCACAGCTGATACCGTTGTTCTTGCTGCAGATGACGCAGATTTAAAACTCCAGCTTTCGTCGAATCAGAAAACCTTTGTTACTGATTCTGCTGGTGGGGTAAGTTTGTCTGGTTCTGGTACAAATCTTTTTATTCGTTCCAAAAGCCCTACTACTCTAGCTTTAACAAACTCTAACACGATGTCCATAGACGTTAGGCATCCAAGCGGTAACGGTGGCTTGGTTAGCCATTCGTCTGGCGTACCCCTTAAAACTAC